CTTGCTGCATCCAACAACCAAGCGATCATCATTGCCGATGGCGTCACCATTACCTCACGCACCCTCGCAGGCGCCTATCCAGCCGTAGCAAAGTTGGTGCCTGAAACCTTCAAGCACACCATCACCGCTGATCGCATTGCCCTAATCGCAGCCCTAGAACGTATTGCCATCATCAATTCCGATGTGGTAAACCTTTCCGTTAAAAACAAAATACTATCGATCGTCGCAGATTCCGAAGCCAGTAGCGGTGCTGAAAAACTTACCTGTTCCGGTTCATTTCCTGATGCCGCCTTCAATGTCCGTTACTTAGTCGATGGTCTCAAACACTTACATGGTGCCAAAGTTCAAATGCAAGCCAACACGCCTACCACACCTGTCATCATGTCGCCAGTAGGTATCGACGGTCAGCTTTACCTTGTCATGCCCGTACAGGTTCGTGTATGATTCCAACGGTCACAACCACATACATGGCACTCACAGGCTCTGAACGGCTCGCACAAGTCAAAATCCTTGGCGAAGTATCTGAACCCGAACTGGCAGCAGCAACCGGGTACGTCACCGCAGAAGGCAAACCAAAAATCGCCGCACTGCGTTCTGGACTTCTTGAGGCCTATGGCCTTAAAGTCGTCAAAGCACCAAAATCTGGCCGTGTTCTCTCCTACGAAGGCACCATCCAGAAAAACGGTAATGCCATCCTGTCCGGTGGTTACACCAGTCAGCTTGGCCTAGCGCCTGGCGATAAATTCGCCGTTGAAGTCGATGCCGAGGAAGGCATCGTGGCAATCAGTAAACTCTGATACCATCGGCCCCTGACATTTGTTGGGGGCTTTTGCTAGCATCTATTTATGGCAGCACCCCGAGGCACCAAACAAGAGTCAATTGACCGCGCAAATCAGCTTGCGCGGATAATTGCTAATGGTGGCCGTAGATCAGACTGCATAAAATATGCCGAAGAGAACTGGGGGGTAAAGACAAGTTCCTGCGACGCATACTTAGCGCTTGCGCGTGAGATGCTAAAAGCAGATTGGGACATTGAACGCCCGCAAATGGTTGCAGATTTATTGTCACAATGTGCAACGCTACAGCAAGAGGCTAGAGAGAAGGGCCAATTGCATATTGCCTTGGGTGCGATCAATACTGCTGCAAAGCTAGCGCAGATTTGTTCGTGAGTATTCTTGCTGCTGCAAGGGCAGGCAATGTATTACAGCAGTTTGGCCATAGTGATGAAAGCATCGACGTAAGTACCATGTTGGTACGTATCCGCGAGGATTTGCATCCTGGCCAGCTTGCTTTCGTTGATGACCAAACATCAAGCATCCTTGGCGTTAGCGCTGGTTATGGCGCAGGTAAAACACGCGCCTTATGCGCTAAGGCCGTCCATCTTGCTGCTGTTAATCAGGGCTTTATTGGCGTTGTAATGGAGCCTACAGGCCCATTGATTCGTGATATTTGGCAAAGCGACTTTGATGATTTCCTAGAAGCATACGACATACCATATACGTTTAGAGCATCGCCATTGCCAGAGTATATGCTGCATTTACCTGGCGGTGATACTAAGATCCTTTGCCGCAGTTTTGAGAATTGGCAGCGCATTATCGGTATCAATGCTGCGTGGATACTTACCGATGAAATAGACACCGTTGCGCCTGCAATAGCGAACAAGGCATTTCCTAAGATCCTTGGCCGTTTACGTGCTGGTAATGTACGCCAGTTTGCTGCTGCATCAACACCAGAAGGTTTTAGGTGGATGTGGCAAACATTCGCCAGTGAAGATGGCAAAGGCCGCAATGATCGGCGGCTTATCAGGATGCGTACGCAAGATAATCCATACTTGCCGGCAGACTTCATCGAACGCCTTGAAGCAAACTATGACCCGCAACTACTTAAGGCCTATCTTGATGGTGAATTTGTCAACCTCACCACAGGCCAGGTTTATGATCGCTTTGATCGCGCAAAGCATGTAACCGCAATCGAGGCGCCATCATATCGTGAACCGCTTCGTATTGGCGTTGACTTTAACATAGGTAATATGTCTGCCGTGATCGCTTACCGCAATGGTAAGACATTGCATGTATTTGATGAGATCAGCGGTGCGCATGATACTGATGCTTTAGCGCAGACAATCAAAGCACGCTACCCAGACCATCGCCTTTACGTTTACCCAGACGCAAGCGGCGGCAATCGCAGTACCAACGCAAGCCAGACCGATATTGCAATTCTTGAGTCTTATGGCATGTCGAACCAGTCACCACGCGCTAACCCGCCAGTACGTGATCGTGTGGCAGCAATGCAAGCATTGATGGAAAATGGCAAAGGCGAGATCCGTCTGCACATTGACCACAGTTGCTGTAAGTTGATCGAATGCCTGGAGCTTCAAAGTTACAACGAAAAGGGCGAACCCGATAAAGATGGCGGTTATGACCACATGAACGATGCCATCGGGTACTTGGTATGGCGTGAGTTCAACCCATTGCACGCTGGGGCTGGCCGTGGCACTGGCGTTAGGTTATACTGATGCCGTCTACATCCAAACCCATGGAAGACTTCCTAACCAGCCTGGATAATCTGATCGGCAATGCAGAAGGCGTCAGCGCACTTGAAGCCATCGGTGCATTGGAACTGGCAAAGCACCGCCTCACCTTTGATCTGCTGGTTGAAGAAGAAGAAGAGGATGCAGAATGACCCTAAAGTAAAGACACTGATTAACCGCTGATGTATAGCACCCCAGCCGCCTACGATCGCAAAGTCACCGAACGGCGCATCGCGCAGGTTGGGGATCCTAATTCCGCGTGGTATGCGCAGGAGCCGCACTGGATCCTGATTGAGGATCTACTGCAAGGCACTTATGGTATGCGGCGGAAGCATCGCCGCTACCTACCGCAGGAACCACGCGAACTTGACGAAAGCTACGACAACCGCCTAGCGCGTAGTGTTGTGCCACCTTACTACCAGCGCCTAGAGCGTATGCTCGCTGGTATGTTGACGCGCAAGCCCGTCAAGCTGCAAGATGTATCAGATGCAATACGTGAGCAATTATTCGACGTTGATATGCAAGGCAATGACCTTAATGTATGGACATACGAAACCGCTCGCAAGTTGGTACGTTATGGCCATATTGGTTGCCTTGTTGATGCACCATCAAATGGTGGTCGCCCTTATTGGTGTACCTATACACCACGGCAAATCCTTGGTTATCGCACCGAGCAGCAAGACGGCGCCCAACGCCTGACGCAGCTAAGGCTGCAAGAAACTGTACTAGAAGCAGATCCTGATAGCGAATACGGCGAAAAGCAAATTGATCAGGTTCGTGTACTGACGCCTGGTAAATATCAGATCCATCAACGCCAAGATAATGGCGAATATGAAATGATTGATAACGGCCCCACAAGTCTTACTGAAATCCCATTCAGCGTGGCCTATAGCAACCGCGTTGGGTTCATGGAATCAAGACCACCGCTGGAAGATATTGCAGAGCTAAACTTAAAAAGTTATCAAGTACAATCAGACCTTGATAACCAGCTTCATATTTCAGCCGTGCCGATGCTGGCATTTTTTGGCTTTCCGACAAGTGCCGAAGAAGTATCAGCGGGTCCAGGTGAAGCATTAGCATTCCCCGCTGATGGTAGGGCGGAATACGTTGAACCGCAAGGCCGCAGCTTTGATTTTCAATTCAAGCGGTTAGAACAAATACAAGCGCAGATCAATGAACTAGGGCTATCTGCCGTGCTAGGTCAAAAACTATCGGCTGAAACTGCATCAGCTAAGATGATTGACCGCAGTCAAGGTGATAGCACGATGATGGTGATTGCGCAAAACGTACAAGACATGATCGACAATAGCCTTAAGTTCCATGCGCAATTCATGAGTCAGCAAGAAGCAGCAGGTAGCTGCACGGTAAATCGTGATTTCATCGGCGCCAGATTGGAACCAGCAGATGTTAATGCACTACTGCAACTTTATACCGCAGGCACAATCACCAAAGAAACGCTACTGATGCAATTATCAGATGGTGAAGTGCTAGGCGATGATTTTGACGTACAGCAAGAAGTAGATGCAACGCAGTGAGCACACCAGCAAGACTATACAAAAACGCGATTGACCTTAACCGCTACAGCAATAGCGTGGCGCGGCGCGTCATTAATGCCTATAACGACATCATCATTGATGCTGTAGATCAGTTGCGCAGGCTCCTGCCAGATGCCGGCGGTGAAGGAGCGTTGACAATTACCGCACCGGTCAAAGCAGCGCGGCTGCGTAGTATCCTTGCGCAGTTAAAAGAATCACTAGATGGCTGGGCTGGTGATGCAACTGCGCTAACAGCAACCGAGCTGCAAGGCATTGCTGAGTTGCAATCGGAGTTTGTTACTGAGCAGTTACGCAAAGCATTACCTGAAGGTGTACTACGCAGTAATATCAATACAGTAGAGATCAGCCCGCAGTTTGCGCAATCTGTTGTTACCACAGATCCGACGCAACTTAATGTTGTTGCATTATCGGATGACTTGTTTAAGTCTGTCTATGGCGTGGAAGCATTGGCGCAGCAGGCCGGTACTGGCACATTCAGTCTTACCGCTGCGCGTGGCGCCACTATTACATTGCCCAATGGTCGCACCGTGGAGAAGAGTTTCCGTGGTATCGCAGTAGACCAGGCTGAGCAGTTCAGTCAAGTTGTACGCAATGGCCTATTAACTGGTGAGACAACACAATCAATAGCAAAACGGCTAATCGGCAGTCTGCAATTTGGAGAAGAAGCAAAAACTGTAGGGCAGATCGCGGCAGCAGGTGGCCAATTGACGCAGGTAGCAGATAATCAAATCATTGCCTTAATACGAACAAGCATCAACCAAGTAGCTAATGCCGCCAGTCAGCAGGTATACGAGGGCAATCAAGACATTACCAAGAAATACCGCTACATTGCAACGCTTGACACCAGGACCAGCGCAATATGCCGTGCATTAGATGGCCGCGAGTTTGAATACGGTAAGGGTCCAATGCCGCCGCAGCATTTCAATTGTCGGTCTACTACGGTGCCAGTGATCGACTACAAGGCACTTGATATACCACCACCGCCAGAAGGCAAACGCGCAAGTATGGATGGACCGGTACCAGGCAATGAAACCTACGGGCAATGGCTAGCAAAACAGCCAAGTGCAACGCAGGCCGATGCGCTAGGCCCAGGTAAGGTGGCATATTTTAACCGCCTTGCCAAAAAGTACGGCCCAACGGATGCCATGGCAAAGCTAGTTCGTGATGATGGCTCCGAGCTGACGCTGGCGCAACTGCGTAG